CAATAGATATTTCATTTTGCTTGAATCTTATTTTATCTAATGGAGTAATTCTTTCTTCTAAATTTTTCCGTCCTTTATAAACTGTCAGAATATAATCTTTTCCATCACGATTAGTAAGCGTAGAATCGCTAAAATCGCGCATTTGGGAATCAGACTTCACATAATTCAATATGTATGATACATCCCTGACACGTCCTTACACAGGAGCAAGGATGCCTTTCGCCACTAAATCTTTCACATCTCTGTTGGCGGTATCTAAAATCATCCGTATAGTAATCCATATCGGGAATTCTCATCATCTCAAAATCCGAATGTCCGGCAGAGTTATTCTGTTCGATAGTAAACGTATAACTGCTACTCAGATAACGGGAAACAAGTGCATAAAAAGAATAACGAATAAAGTTCTCATTTATTTATAGGATATATAGCCAATATGCAGATGATATACAATCTGCGTATTGGCATTAATTAAATACTTTAACTACATATTTGAGTTTGCAAGCATACTCATTGGTTTTATTTGCGATGCATGATTAGACCAACTAGGAGCTGCTTTATATGCCTCAACTGACTCATCCGGAACGTACATCTCACTAAATGGACCATATCCTATATATCCTGTTCCTGTTATTACAGGAGGGATTATTGCTTTGCAAATAAAAGTGGGATACCACCCATTCCCATGTAAGAAACTATCACCAATTTCAGTAATAGTTGAGGGAAAGATTATTGTATCTGCTTTAATCGTCCAACTAATAAACCCTTGAGGTATACTAGTCCTACCTTCTTCCACTTCAATATAAGTCAACTCGCTACAGTTACTAAAATGTCCAGTGCTAATAAACACCCAACTTGCAGGAATATATAACTCACCTTGTATTCCAGTATCCGCAAAACATCTATAATTTAAAGTGGAATTATTAGGCAAATTTATTTTATTTAATGTTCTTAGTCCAGAAAAAGCAGCTTCTCCAATGGTAATTTCTTCAACATGTGATAGGTTTAAACTTGTAATAATAGTATTTTGAAATGAACTATTATTTATATTCCTTGTTTTTCTACTAAATTCCACCGATTTTAATGAGATACAACCTCTAAATGCTTCATAGGGAACAGTCTCTAAACTAGTGATATCAACAGATTCAATTCCCTGACAACCGTAAAATCCTCCACTTCCCATACTTGTTATCCGACTTAAATCAAGATGCCCAGATAATGAAATACATTTTCTAAAAGTATTACTACCTAATGAGGTAACATATTTGGTAAGTGGTAATTCTGTCAATGAACTACAGTTTTCAAAACTATTCTTCTTTATTTCTGTAATCTTTGAATTTATAGGATAATGACAATATTCTAAAGAAGTACAATCATTAAACAAATAGTCTCCAATTTTTACAATTGAATCAGGAAGCTCTATCTTTCTTAAACTTGGGCAATTACTAAATACAGTACCTCCTAATTCTATTAAATCAATACCTTCTTCAAATAAAACTTCTGTTAAGTTTAAACACTGATCAAACACTGAATTTTTAATTGCTGTTAAGCTTTTGGGTATTTTTATTCTCAAAAGTCCTGTATTTCGTAAACTTTGTATTGATAACATTTGTATATTAGGAGGTAGAATAATAGAAACTAATTTCGTACAATTGAAGAAAGAATATAGATATAGTTCAGAAATTGATGTAAAATACTGTAATTCATCGAAACTAGTTATTTCTTCATTATCTCTAAATATTTTATCAGAAATAACTTTAATGCTTTGAATCTGTTGTTTTGTAATACCAACACCATCTCCATACAAATCAATAAAATAATTGCCTATTACCGCATCCTTGAATCTCACATAAAAATCACCATTGATATTCAGAGTCAGCTTCTTAAACGCATTTCTCAAAATCTCTATCGAATCCTCATACGCATTAGTATTAATCGTAATTGTTCCATCCAACACCGGGTATTCATCTTCTCCGGCTAATCCTTCAGAGCTTAATCCCTCATACGTACCGTTCGAGAGTGTTGCTAACTTATCCAACATATCTGAATCATCATATGTTTCATCAAATCCTACAGCACGGATACGTTTCAGTTTATGATCGCCACCTTGCCCAGTTTGTGCATCCATTATACTGACCAGCAATTGCATCGGCTTTACTTTCGGACATCCGGTTATAAAGAAGTCAGTAATGATCTCTTCACATAAATCGATTCCCACCCCTTCATTTGTCATTAACGGATAGTTTGCTAAAGACAAATATTGGTTGTAAGCACTAAACTCTACAGACCGGAGTCCTCCACCCTTTGGAAGAATGATTTGTACAAGAGAAGTTCCATCAGCGTACACTTCCTGTAGATGAGTACACCCGGCAAGATTCAATGTACCTGACAACGTGGAAATATTAGATAGCAATAGTCGTTGCAGAGATATACAATTAGATAATGTCAATGAAGAAATAGATATGACTATAGCCTCTGTTTTGCTTCCTAAACGAATATCACGAAGCATACGTCCCTGAATAATCATGGAACCTTGCACATTCTTATTATACCAGTCACCTATATCCTGCAAGTAGGAAGCACCCTGTATTGCATTTTGCTGATCACCGGAACCGGATAATTCAATCTCCATTACACACACATCCCCAGCTTTCGTTCGTGCACCCCGAATTATACTTGTACCGTTAGCAATAGCCGGATACATATCCATAGCCGGAGTCAGTTCATATTTGATCGTATTACCAGCAGCACGCACAGTGATAGTATCGGAACCATTAGCAGAGAACAAGCCAAAATTATACTTCGACATCATATAAAGGATGCGTTTGGTCACCCACCGTTGTTCCGCAGCATAATGATCACCCAATGACTGTGTAATCGGGTCTGTATCATTCGAATAAGTTCCGGCATTATAAGCCAGTTTACCATTTTCATATGCTATCCTTGCATCAGCGTTAAAAGCATTAGAAGGGAAATATTCCTGAGCCTCATTAAAAAAATATTTTTTATAGAATGCATAAAGTTTCTCAAGATCATTACCACTTTTTAATCCGCTCAATGCCTGCATAGAAGTCATCATCAGGCGCATATTAGTAGTCTTCTCTTCAGCAAAGGCAAGTTCCATCAAATTAAAGAAATTATTAGACTCACCATTCCATACAGATGCCCCAGTTTCATCTACATCATGCGTTTCCACACTATACGATTTCTCCGGCAAACCACGATTAGTCGTATCAAACCGGGTATCAGCATCATCGATACGCCATCTCCATTTAGAATTCTCCATACCGAAAGAGTATGGATATGTATTTTTTGCCCGTTCGTCTGTACCAGCATTAAACTCCACATTATTCATAAATGTCAACGTGTCTTGTATATGCCAAAAGTCCGGTGCTTCCCGGCGAAACTTCGAGATACGAGCATTGATAAAGAGAGTATTCAGTTCATCATTATTTTTTCCTGTTAAGTCCTTACTTAGCAATCCATAGCCTTTATCCACAAGCTGAGAGTTAAGATTTATCTGCCCTTCACCTATATCAGACGGAATGAACCTACCTTCTGCCGACTCGAAATAATAAACATTATATTGGTTCACATCACCGCCTTTCGCAATCCAAAATTCATAAGGCTGATTTTTATAGTCTGCAAGCTGAGCGTTCAACTCATCCAACGTACCGTTGAAAGGCAAAAGCCGTGGTGAGCACTGATAGACGATGTTATATGCCGGAATAAACTTCGATATATTTTCCAATTCACCGGCACCGAAATCCCATGAATTGGCTCCATTATACTGAAAAGCCTCCTCATCTTCATTATAGGCAATATATGATTTATTCGGATTCCAGGGAACACGGAACAAAGTACATAATGGCGAATTATCCGCCCCTTCAATAGATATCATGTCCGGAAATAAGTCCGTATCATACCCAAAAGTATATTTATCTCCTTTATCCGGTCCGAAAGTATATAATCCTTTGAAAGTATATACCGATTCTCCGTCATCATTCAACGATTTTTCAAAACAGACAAATGGCATCTGATAAACAGCGACACGAGCATTCTTATACATTTCCGTCTGCATAGCTTCATTTAACAACCCCATTTCACGATATAAATCTTCGTAAGAGTTGACCGAACCTATTTTATGAGATTGCATTGAGGACGCATAATTCTTTTTCGCCGTAAACTTCTGTCCAGCCGGAATCCAAGGTACCATTTGCCATTTCTTACTTCCGGTTGTCCCGTCTGCAAAAGTAATCACAGAGTTGTTTTTATCCAGTTGGTAACGGGTATTCCACAAATAATATTTCATGGAAGATGTTCCTTGTCCTTTAGCTGCTACATTAGTAATAGAAACATTCCATTCCGGATGATCATAAAAAAGAATTTCCAGTGTTCCGACCCGCTGCGCCTGATCGAGCATATACGGGATCGTATTATCAAATACCAGACAATTGAACTGATCTCTTGTGTTATCAAAGTCTATCTCCGAACCATTGGGATCCAAAATATCATTAAAAGCTTTCACTCTTGCCTTTTCTTCCGTATCAGACAGCCAATTGATATAATTCGTCAGTACTCCCTGTGAAGTTAATCCTGATGCATACTCGCGTATACCATAAACATCCACATCGGCATAATCCGACCCAATAACAATAGCTCCCGATTGAGCGAAATAATCATTATCTTCATAAGTAAACTCCCTGTTTTTACGTCCGTTGATATACAGTATACACAGATTAAATCCCGGGTTACCGTAAGCCGTCGGCAAAACAGTCAGCGTCAGCCTTGTACGTTTTCCTTCAAAGGTATGCAAACTTTGCACACTGTCATCTTTCAAAGACTGTGTATGCATGATGATGTCATCCGCATAAAGATTCAATCCTATAAAAGAATTTCCCGATGGAGATGATATCGTCATCACTGGTTCCGAATAGTTTGTCACATTATCCACTCTATAATCAATTTCAATGGTGATTCCTCGACGGGCACACTCTGTACTGAATGGATGACGGTCTATAGTCAACAGAGACCCCGCCATCAGACGAAGAACTTTTTCTCCATTCGTATTCGTAGTCCAACAATCATTTCCCCAGTTTACTCCTTCCCATAGTGCTTTCACCTCAGAGCCATCAATCTCATTCACTATCGCCTGTCGGTTTGCCTGACTATTACTACGAGTTTTAGGGTTCAGATAAAACACAGCTCCCGGTACAGCAGAATAGCCGGAAGAATTATCCACAGTAAAAATAATAGGTGCAGTGAGGTCATCATCTCCATCCTTCACCAAAGCTACAATGTCAAATCCGGAGTTATCCATTGTCTCTATTTCAAGGGAAAGAGAAAAAATATGCTTTGCCGAACAAGTGATGCTGTCCTCATTAGACACATATACATCCGTTGTATCCTTGCGAACAAAAAATTGTGCTGACGTAGTTACATTGTCCCCATCATACATGGTATATTCAAACAACGTATTTTCAGCCCAGTTCATTCCTTTGTTAAGAACGTTATTGATTGCAATCAACTTAGTTTGGTCACCGGTCATTGCACAGATCACATTAAAGGAAACTGTTCTTGTTTTAATACTTCCATCCGAATTGGCAACATAAGCAGAAATATTGAATACTCCTGTCTTTCCAGGATGCGGAATAGAGTAGTTGTACGAGGTTTCAATATACACTCCCATCCCTACAGACACTTCATACAATTCGTTATAATCTGTTCCAGTGACAGTTACGAATAAAGTTTTCGATACATTTCCACCTATATTCAGATTGAAAAGAATATCTCCACTATAGGCAGTCCACCATTTAAAATTATCGGCATTAATCGAAAGAGTAGTCAGTTGTACTGTATATACAAATGCAGGAGTCGTCGTTTCCGTAATCTCACCAGTGATTTTAATCATTACATTATTGGCACCGGAAGTCAGAAACTCGGCTACATCCACATTAAGAGAAGTAGCAGAATTCACGTACATCATCTTCACTACCACATATTCTGTATTGTTGGAGTTACGTACTGAGATCTGACAAAGTCCACGCTCTCCTGTATTTTCATACGGGTCTTTCGAACTATATCGTTCCTGGCTTATGAAAGTGAATTTCAAATAACACGGTTCTCCTTTACTGGCTGATATATTTTTATTATCAAGATCATTCACAATACGTACATTGCGCTGCAATCCGATCTCCGTATTTCCCATTTCCTTCACATTCCATTTACTTCCATCCCATATATAGAAAAGGTCATCATCGAGCACATAACACAAAGTAGGCACTTCAAGCCTCTCCAATGGGATGTCATCTCTTTCTGCAATAGTGCGTACGCACTTGATTCCACCTTTTCCATATTTACTATAATGGGTAGGATATCTATCTTCATCAGTTCCCGGAACAACAGGAGCATATACATTCGTTCCTTTTAAATCTTCACTCATTATCTTCTGTTTTTTTAGTTTTCATATTCCATTCTTTCATATTTTCAATTTATGGACCATACGTCCTGCTATAATGAAAATAAATATGATAATAACCAGCATGGCAGCACCTCCAAAATCCAGTTTAAACTGCTGCCATGTGGAAAGCTGTTTTTCCACCGGGAAAGGAATCGGTATAGAATCAGTCTTTATCAAAGTATCCGTCCTATTCACATATTGATACTTATACAGATACTTACATTTATACTGATATATCGTATCTCCCTTTACCGCTATATATACACTATCATGCTGATATATGCTATCATGCCTTATGCTATCACGAGTCCGATACTCCGTTTTCACGGTTTCAACCGGAACATATTGAGTTCGGCAGGAACTAAGTCCTCCTCCCAATATCAGAAGGAAGATTATCACATCTACCAAGCATCTCATGATGCGGTATCTTTCAAATAGTCAGTAATTCCATCAATATGCGTTTGCACTACCAGTTGTTTTCCTTCAGCAGACAAAAGAAATTCTACATCTTTTTTGTTATCCTGAAAGAAATTCTCTGTTAATACAGCCGGACAGATCGTATCACGGCATATAGCAAGATTCTGTATCCAAAACAATTGTTCTTGCACTGGTTGACGCACAAAAGCTGATTTAGCTTTAGCTGATTTAGCTTTAGCTGATTCAGCCAGGCACATTGCCAGACGCTTACTATTAACAGAAGCATTATTTGATACAAATACACTCCATCCACGTGCAGTCAGCCAATCCGTACCATAACCTGCCGCATTACAATGAATAGAAATTAATATAGCATTACCTTCAGTTTCCCGGTAAATGTTATTTGCCCGCCTACATCGTACGGAAAGAGGAATATCTATATTCTCTTTCACTATGCGCTCCGCATTAAAACCTTTTTCACGTAATCCGGTTACTATCCTATCTGCGATTTCTCGGGTATATATCCATTCTTTCAACCTTCCATCCGGCGAACATTTACCCGGTGTATTTTCACCATGTCCGTTATCTATCAGTATTTTCATGTTTCAATGTTCTTTTAAATTAATAATCACTTGGAGGCTGTCTTCTGTCACATCTATGAACATCACATCGTTTCGCTTCAGCCTCCTTTAATTTCAATTCAATTCCGTGCCGTTTATGAATTTCATCTAAATGGGCAGCTTGTTCCTGACGAAGTTCTACATAAATTGTATCAATCTTTGCATCCCTTTGGGCAATACGTTCCTCAAGCCAGGCAATTTGTTTACGCTCATTTTCGCTTTCCATAGCATCTGCAGAAGCATCTTCCTTGCGTGCGTTTGTCTTCCGGTTTACGTAGAAATTTACGATCCATTTTATCGCTTCCAAGCCACCGAGTGCACCTATTATCGCTAACCAATCGTTTAGTTCCATGCCATTCTTTACTACCCTTTTGTTTGCATTTGATTTGCGTTAACAGGTACCAAATCATACTTTAAGAAATCAGCCGCATTAGGGTGATAGTATAGCTGATAAGCATTAGAGTTTTTAATTAACCAAGTACCGACATACCATGCAGCCTGAATACCAGTAGGGATGAATATTAACTCAACCGGATAATATTGTGGTACTGTTACTGTATCGACATTCTTTACTACAGAACTATCAGGCCAGACGCCTCTCCAGTTGGTGGAGTAGAAATACTTAAACTGGCCCTTGGAAGTCCCACTCCGGGTATCATGTATGCCTATACTCAATATCTGCGATGACATATTTATAATCGTAATATCTATCGCCTGATTTAGTTTTAAGTCCAATTTACCTCCAAATCTTTTTATAGGTACATTAAGGTAAGTATATCCACCGATAGCAGATGAAAGGGTTGATATTACATACTGAGAAGTGACAGCCAGATATGGAGGTAACGATTCGCCCGAAAAATGAGATGCTCCGGAAGCTATTGAGTTATTAATACTTACACTATTTAATTCAATTGTTCCATCAGAATCAAATACAATCTTACCACCTCCAAGAAATCCACTTCCTTTATTAAAATCAAACAAGATATTGGGTGTAAAAGGCGCATTAGACTCTCCTATAGTTGATGGATCAAATAATTGAAATTGGTCGCTAATCTCTCCATCCGCATCTACTCCTCTTTGGCTGTACATATAATCACCGCAAAATACAGCACTAGATAGTTTCGAAAAATCATTAATTTTTATTTCATCAGATTCTATTCTCCCCTTAAACTGGTACGTCCCATTTTCCGGGTCCATCTCAAACATTATCTTATTGTCTGCCAAAGCAAAGATTCCTGTTCGCTTTTTACCATCTGCTTCTGTCAAACAATCCTTTCCCTGTGCTATACCAGTCAATTTTCCATCTGCAGAACGTGTTCCACTGAACATTTTGGGTGTTACTATGTATCCACCACCAATTTCCGTAGCATATCCATTCCATTCTTCAATCCACGGTAAAAGATTGGCATCCTTTCCCGGCTCCCCCTGATTACCTTTCACCTTTATAGGATCCCCCCATTCGCCAGATTCCGCATCCTCAGCCACCTTTTGAGAAATCCAAATAACAGCAGCCGTTGCATTGGTATGCCATCCCCCTGTTGTTCCGTTTCCATTTGGTCGTGCAGGTTCCTCCTCACTGTCATGATAGGTAATATAGACGTCCTTTCCATCTTTGCCGTTCGCACCTTCCGTACCGTCATTACCATCCGCCACCATCAACGTCCATGAAATGCCATTATAAAGATATACACGTCCATCAATCGTGTTACGGTAAACCCAGTTTTTCTGCGGGTTTGCAGGAGACGTTGACAACTCTCCTTTCCACACAATATCAAGACCGTCTTTTCCATTCTCACCATTAACACCATCTAATCCATCTTTACCATCTTGCCCCGGTTCACCCTTCAAATTTTCTTTTGTTTCATCATCCAGATTATCCCATGCCAATTTCACACCAGTACCAAAACGAAATCCCTCAGCATCCCATTTGATAGCGCCTCTTCCGATAAATCCTGAGCCATCAGGATTAAACTGATAGAGCACAGAGCCACCATTATCTATCCCTTTAATAATTCCGTTAACACAATAAAATCCTTTCAACCCATTACTTCCGGGAATATCGCCACCCATACGAACTTTCAAACAATCAGACCAATCTTTCGAATAAATTCCATCCAATACATCAATAGCAGGTTGTGCTCCTTCGTCAGCATGCATATAAATAGCAGAATGCCGACCGATATATTTCTCATCATGAGAACTATTTCCAAATTGCACGATGTCATCTCCCGGTACGGGAGGATTCATCACCACTCCTTCCCCATCTACATCAAATTCGGATTTAAGGATACGGATAACACCCTCCGCTACTGATTCAATTTCTACATGATATAGCTTCTGTCCACCGGAAAACTCCTGACAACGGATAAAGTCATGTTCTACAAAACTCATGTCCGCGTCTTCTATTGTAATAAGGTAAGCTATTCCGTCATCAGAAACATTAACCGTTTTTATTTTTCCACATCCTTGTGTGATAGCTTGCGCACCGATGATTGCACGAATCTTACTTACCAATAACTCAAATACAGTGAACTGTCCACGTACCCTGAGTGCATCGACCTCAAGCATCCATTTTCCTGATACATACTCCCATATCTTCCATCCATGCCCAGCGAATCCGGATACAAAATCTTCCACATACTCCTTCACTCCGTTTGCTAATTTCTGCCCGGTTTCTTTGGCAGAACAGAGGAATCCATAAAACTTACCGTTACTTAATATTGCCATTACTTTACTTCTATATTTAACACATCCGTTTGAATGCTGTTTAACCTGAATATTGTATAACTCTCTGTGTACCCATAAACATTAGTCACCGTCCGAACTTCTTTTACCCAATCTGAATTACGCAATCCGCCAATCCAAAACTGAATATCAGAAATCATGGAAGCAGGTAAAATATAATAAGGATACTTGCCACCGGAACAATCAAATACAGTAGTTTTTAATGGTCGCTCGGCCCAAGAACTTGTCAATGCCAAAATCTCTTCATCAGTGAGAGCCTCATGGACAGAAACCCCATAATACTTCTTCAATCTGAACTTCACGGAAATAGAATCCCTATAAACTTCACCATTATAGACAGCGGACAAAGTATACGTTGTATCAGCTGTAACATCCTTATATTGTTTTGCCCGGCTGTCAATAGGCATTGACTCTCCATTGACAGACTGTGATGTAACATCCCGGTCATAACTCCACGAAAGATTAATTGTTTGCGTACTTCCTTTCTCATAAATTCCGCCTCCCCCTGCCAGAGACAAGGTAAACGGGAACACCTTCGACATCAATTGTGAAACATTAGAGAACAATGTCGTGTTTACTGTCCACTCGGAAGCTCCGGCAAGTCGTACTATAATATCATCCGTCTCCGATGTTTTGTCAGCTTCTTCACTGACGTTATCCATTCCTCCAAGAGTAGTAACTCCACCCCCTACAGACAACTCTTCTACGATTGCATCCTCAGACTCTTCAATGAGTCACATGAAAGAAGCCTCCTCGGTTACTTCTTTTTTACGGATCACCAGTCCGTTATTAGCTTCTACCAGTTCCGATGATACCAGTCCTTTAGTGAAAGTTATCCGTCCTGCCGCTTCGTCATTATAAATTCTGCTGAGCGCCCTCCCTCTAATCTCGTTTATAATCCTTTTCGAAGAAAACACATTCCGATCCGATGGTTGTGTTTTATCATTTATACCGATTACATAGACTCCGGTACCGCCACCGCCATTTCCACTTGATCCATTGAATGCCTGTCCTTTGAAAGTCAGGGAGTCCACTTTGTTTTCTATTTCCCCCAAGCGGGAGTATGCAGCCGTTTCACCAATCGTATATACCGGATGATCATGGGGGATATCCAAAGCGCATTCATAACCGATAATACGTGACTGACGCCCATCTTCGAAATAGTTCTTGTTAATAAGATTCACACGGTCGCCTAATTCGAACCTTCTGATATCCCCATCGTTATAAATATAGTCAGGCAACATCTTACAACTATAAGTAGAAGGGTCTTGCATCGATTTCTCTACATACTTTTCAGCCATTTCAAGCAGTTCTTGTTCGGCACTTGGCAGCATGTTATCAGAAACAAACTTCGTATCGAATCCATAAAGAATATACGTATCACCATTGGAAGGCTTCAGGGATTCATCAGGTATAGGACGCCCATAATCTTCATTTCTCACAATTTCAAACACTTGTGCAAGAGGATTCCATGAACCATCAGCATTCTTTTCCGGCTGTTGGTCTTCATTTTTATCCTTATCCCAGGGGTTAAATGTTACGGTAAAGTTCATTCCGTTCATTGCTCCCGACTGGAATATAATATTCAGTTCCTGTCCCGGCAACACATAATCTTTGGAAAAAGTCATTCCGTTATCTTTAAAACGATAGGCATTCCATTTCTTGAAAACCGGTTCTTTACCTTCCTCTTCTATCTTATCCGTATATTCATGAAGAACAATATCAGACATTGTCCCTATCCTGCGTGGGTAAACATCTTCAAAAACAACCACCTCTTCAATAGCTTCTTCCATACTCATCCCGGGAAAGGCATCGATATAGGGCGTGTCACCCGGCAACATCAGGCGTTTCTGTACTACGCCATTCATCACTACATCTTCATCTTGCGGACGATAATCAGACGGCAGGTTCCGGGTTGATCCGAAAGCGTAGATACGGGTAGCATAACTGGTCTGGCTGTCCGAACGTGTCATATCTCCGACATTTACACCTATCTCAAAATCTACCGGATCACTATATTCACATCGTCCGAAGTGTATGATGCTATCCGTTATCCACCATTCGCATTGCCATGTTTCTGCAATCTGTGTCAATGCGTCAATCATATTCGTGCTATCATACGTAATCAGTTTAGCAGAGTTGTCTACCGTACCATCTGTGACGTAGCTGAAAGCCCGTCCCCTGTAGTTATAGCCGAGTACTTCAAGATTCTTCAGGAATACTTTCATGTGAGTGTCCAACGTAGAGGTCAGGCTCCATCCGGACTCTTTGTTTCCTTTCTCCGGAGTATAGAAGAACTTCTTATTCTTCCATTTCCAATAGTAGGCATCCAGTCGGAGATCATAGTCGTAACCTCCCGTTTCTGCGTTATAATCCGGCTTATATAAATCAACAAGCTCAAATACCCCTATCTCGTTGTCGATATAATCTCCCAAAGAGAAATACACAGGTTTCAAGGCAGAGAACTTCAAAGTTATATAATCCTCCTTCATCAACAGGAACTTACGCTTGCTCCCTTGATTTACGGGAGTAGAAAAGCGTATATTTCCGGATATGTCTTTAATATCTATCATACTGTTTTCATTCTATCATTAGGATTCGGTTCATATAGTTTCAGTGAGAACTTTCCAATGCCGCGCATAAACTGGCTGAATTGGCTGCACGATTGATAAATCGTTTTGTACACGACTTTAGGCTGATATTTGGTTTCTATCTCAAGTGCGCCTGTTGCCAGTTCTTCACAAAAGCTATTGTATCTCTCAAAAAACTGTTCCTCACTGGAAGCCGTCAGGTTAATCTGAAGAGTCAGATTTCTCACATCTACCCTTGGATTGGCGATGACCACCCGTTTTCCATGTTCCAGCCGACTCTCGTTTTCTATAAAAGTTTTGTTGGAGGATGGTGTCATTAGTTCGGATAATGCATTATTATCCATGCTTATGCCCCAAGTAGTGTAGGCATCTTTACCGTTAATACGCAATTCGTCTTTCATAATATTACAACTGTTTCGTCCTTATCTATTTCCATTTCACAATTACCGACATTCACTATTAGAATCACAGCATAACCGGATGCTTTAATTTTAGCCTTTGCACCGTGCATCAAGATTACTTTATGAACCACTGTATTATCATCATAAGTAAGAATTCCGGAAGTGCCTCCCACCAAACCAATATTGGCATCATTAGAGCGGATGACCTCGCCGCTATCGACAAATACTCCAAACTCCTCAACATATTCTTTCATTCCCTGAAACATTTCCAAAGAGGGAAAATTGTTCTCTTCACAAAATTCCCGACCTTGGGGAGTGAAGAAAAGCCATACCAGACTTTTCCAGTCACTTACGCCATTCGATTTACTGCAAGCTCCGAATAAGGAAGCTGATTTCATTATATCATTTACTGATTCCATTACCTTGTTATTTTGTGGTTAAACTTTTTGTGTTATAAGCTATATTATCAAGCTTCTCTCCGAATCCCAATAGCACCTTGGTATATTTCGCAATATCTTCCAGATGTCCATTAGACATCACAGCAAGATTTCTCATTTCGGTCAACAGGATGTTGCCGGTAGAAGTATTCGTACACAATGAAGAAAGATTACCTAAAATGAAAAACATTGAATTTTTAATTTCTTCATTAGATATCTGCAAAGCGGTGAAGCGGCCATTCAACTCATCTCCTGTTTCCTGAGACATTGCAGTAAACCCACCTTTGGTAGATTCTTGTGAAGAAGACTCTTTTTCGTCACCTTTCATGTATTCATCCGCCCAACCAAACTGGCGATCCAAATCGTCCATAATAGCCTGTGCGTCTTTCTCTATTTGTTGCCGTTCCCAATCACTGATCATTTTATCTGAGAAGAATCCTGCCAACTTTGCACGTAGTTTCTCCATTGGCTCCGAAGAAGCAGCTTTTATCGCCTCCGTAATCATCTGCTTAATCATATTCTTCACGAGGTCTTTTGAAGATTTTGCCTTATCATCTCCTGTGCTCCATGCGTCAGCATACGCCTGTGCAAAATCATCAATAGCAGCTTTCAGGTCTTCACCGAAAATGACATCTATTGCCTTTTCTTTATTGCCGGCTATAACCTTATCTATATCCTCTATCTGTTGCTCCCATTCATCAATTCTTCCCCAATCAGTTTTCTTTTTATCTTTCTCTTCGGCAATCTGATTCCGAATAAGTACTTTCTGTTGTTCAAGCAACGTATTCTGCTGCTCTATCAGTTCGGAGGCATCTGTAGAAAATGCTTTATCCAACGAATCACCAAGATTTTCGTATGATTTTTCGAGAACTTCTATTTGTTCCTGAATTCTTTGAATATTCTTTTCATTCTTGGCGTCATGAAGTTTAGCAAGCGATGATCCCAATGATGATACAAGGCCGATAGCAGCACCGGCAGCCGCTCCCCAAGGACCAAACATTGCACCTGCCTGAGCGCCGGACATAGCTGCACCTGCTGCATCCATAGCTACGTTCATTCCTTCTGCTACTCCACTCAATGTGTCGTTTCCAAAAGCATCTCCTAAACTGGACAAAGCATCTGAAAAGAATTTAGTGCTCTGCATAGCTGCATTCAGTGAGTCTCCTATTTCACTCAATGCTGTTTTTAATTTTTCAGGATCATTATTAGCTTCGAAAAGATGCTCGAAACCAATGGACATTTTATTCAATGACGTATCGCTCGAATCTGCCTGCTTATTTAAGTCCTCAATACTTTTTTCTATCTTCTCAATTTCCGGAGAAGAGCTTTTCAAAGCATCGAAACTCTCTTGCGAAATGCCAAACTTAGCTCCTTCAGCAGCATCCCAATTTCCATTCTTTATAAAATCTAAAGCCTCTTTTGCCTTGTCGACAATAGTACGCATGTCTTTAACAGTACGTTCTTTTACGTCAGAAAACAGTTGACCAAATCCAGATGAACTTTCTGCCGCTTTTATGTCTAGCTCAGAGAGGGACTTTTTAGTTTCTTCATCAATAACTTGCTTTTCTTCCTCACCTTTACCTTCTTTTCTTTTTGAACCAAGATTTTCAATAGCCTTACGCTTTTCCATGAAAGTTTTATAATCCTTCAAATACTCATCCATTGCTTGCCTTTCAGATTCATAATAGGCACGGAGTTCATTTGCTTGTTTTGTAGTAAGATTCTTGTATCGCCCAATAAATTCCTTATCTAAATCATCTACATTCACACTAGAGACATCAAACTCTTTTCTTATATATTCTGAATCATCAGCAATTCTAATATCCTCATTGGCATCAAATATTGCTTTTTCTTTTTCAATCCTTTGCCGTTTAAGCTCCTTAATTTCACGATCTAAAGCTTGTCTTTCTTTCTCCTGATTTAACTCCAACTGCCTAAACTTTTTCTCAGGTCCGTCAGCTAATGCTTCAATTTCTGCTTGTTGAATTCTAATTTCTGAATCTTCAGCAAAACGAATCTTTTCCACCGTTTGTTGTTCAATAAGTTTCATGTATTTTTTGTGAACTTCCTCAATATCTTTCGTATCATTCCCTTTCTTAAGAGGAGACTTCTGCTTATTTAGCCCAAGTCCATTCATTATCTCATCTGCTTCCTCAGAACTTAGCAAAGACTTTTGCCCATTAAGCATCATCTTGCTATATGATTCTTTAACTTTCTTATCATTAGCCCTTGCTTTTACTTCACTAGGAGTCAATAAATACCCATCATCACCAAGCATTCCTTGAGCTTGTAACAAATCATATTCTTCTCTAGTAGAAGCCTTTTTACCTATCTTTATAGGTACTCCTTGAATAACCTCTGTATTATTCAAACTCTCTTTATCAGCTTCTTTCCTCCAATATTCAGCAGCATTCTTTGCTTCAACATATTTTTTTGCTTCTTCCTGCATTTCATTTGCATATACCAGAGACACAGCTTTAGCAATCTGTGCGTTAACAAATTTGTCTTTATTATCAATAAGTAATTGTTGAGCATCCTTTACGCTATTAATCGAAACACCAAGTTCATCAAATGCCTTTTTATTGTCTACAATAAATTTTTTTTGGGCATCCATATCATCACCTAGTGCCTTAAATTTAGTAGATAATAGCTCAATCATAGCTACCGGTTTTGCTGCATAATTCTGAATCGCTGCATTAAATTCCTTTACACTTTCATTCAATCGTTCTTGTTCTTCCTGCTGTTTCTTTGTCTGAGATGACCATAATGCATAGAAACCTATCAATGTAGAAATAGCAGCTAAAATCCAGCCAAATATAGGAATAGATTTAATAGCTAAACCTATTGCACGGAACGATCCAGCCAAACCTAGATTTACAACAGTTCCCGTTGATGCGGCAACTGTTTCTATTCCTTGTGCAGCCGCTGCTTGAAGAGTAATAGTCCGCCACCACATTTTTAACTTACCTACAATATTTAACTGAAATGCCGATTCTTTACTCAGCACTGTATGCACTTGCTGCAGTCCATTAGTGAGTGCAATAGCCGTTTGAACCTTTTGCATTATCTTTTGCAATGTTTCATTCTCGATAGAAAATAATCCCAGCATAGAGGAAGCTGCAGAGAAAGCACCGGACAAACCTTCTAATCCAGAAATTACTCCTCCAAAAGTAGCATCCGCATTTACATTCTTCATAGCGTCAGACAAGGAATCTGCCTTTTCCTTTAATGCTGCATAAGCTTCCGTATTTTGCTGCCCAGTATTACGCATTTCTTCCATTTCCCCATGTACCGATGACATTTCCGTAGATAAAGCAGATAATTCATTTTGAACTGCTTCCAATTTTTGTTGATAAGAAAGTAATTCTGTATTCAAATGCACTAATTCTGTATATTGATTATTAATATCCACTGAAAGATTTTCTCGTGAATTTACTTCTTTACCAATGGATAAATTTTGCCCTTGATTATCATTAGTACCATTTTCTGAATATTTTTCAATACCATTCCTTAAATTTGCTAAGCGTACTTGGTTTTCGGAATCCAACTTAGACAAAGATTTTATAGCATCATTTATCTGTTTATGCATACTTCTAATCGCATTTCCCACCGTACTTGTAGTCAAAGTTACATTATCAGCCATCTGTTGAAATGACAAACTTACCTTCTGTCCTTGTTTTTCCATCTCCTTTGCTGTAATCCGAACAGCAGAGCGTATTTGCTCCAATTTTTCTATAAAATCAGAGTTATTCACCGTAATATCAAAATTTAATTTACTCATAACATATAATTATCATTTAGTTTATACACTGCAAAGCTATTCCACATTTCAATCGTTATTATATTTTGCCGCACAGTATTCGTGACCTCTTAGAAATAGTCACTATTTTCAATTTACCTACACCAATTTCATCATTTTTGATTCCACTTTTCGCTATCTTTACTTATATCTTATTACCAATTACCTAATTAGCAGTAATTAATCAATTCATTCACCAGTCCAATATAAAATTTTACAAAAGCTTTCCCAATCAATATATTATGTATACATTTGCAAAAACAGAACATTCAATACATTACATATTATGAAAATATTAGCCATAACAACAGCCCTTTTATTTGCGATAAACTCCTATGCGCAAATTACAACTATAACAACAAAAGAAAAAGAGGAACCTGTTGAGGTACAAAAGTATGACAGTCTTAAAAGCCTAAATATCGAGAATGTACTGTTTCATAAAGGACAAACTTTATTTCTTAAAGGCACTAGCTATGCAAAAGAACATGATTATTACTGTACTTTTTTTACAAGAATTCCCCCAAAAAGTTGGGATACTACTTACACCTACAAACAAACTCCTGGAAAGAAGGAGGGACATAGCAACTATTCCGAATTAGTTGGAAAGTACTATAAGATTTTATCTGTCGAAGCAGATAAGACAAATCCATATGAAACGACCTATTGGCTCCAATTATTAGATGATGATAACACTATATTTTATTATCATATGAGAATGGGACTAAATGGTTTTATAACTTTAGGCTATTATGAAAAAATGAAGCAAACGTTTGTTGGCAAGGACTTCTATTCACAAGGAACATTAGAACGTGAAAAAGTAGACAGTAAAGAAACAGTAAAGTTTCCACCTAAAACTAAATTCAAATGTATCGATATTGCCATTAAGATAGGAGAAGATGAACCCACCTTTGCAGTGCTTGAAAATGAGAAATACGGGAAAATTAAAGGTGAGATCATCAAAGGACAGAGGTTACATATGTTTATCAGTGTATCGGCATGTAATGAATATATAAAAAAATACGGAACAAAATTTGGTAACTGCGTAGCAGAAGGAAAAATTGAAATTGGCATGAATAAAAAAATGGTTCGAGATGCTTGGGGAGCTCCTGATCATATAAATACAACTACTGGTAGTTATGGAACTCACGAACAATGGGTATATGATAGCAGGTATATATATTTCAAAAATGGAATAGTAACATCCATACAATACTAAAAGGAAATCAAACATTCAACACATTATATATTATGAAAATATTAGCCATAACAACAACAGCCCTTTTGTTTGCAATAAGTGCCTATGCGCAAATTACAACTATAACAACAAAAGAAAAAGAAGTACCAGTAGAGGTACAAAAGTATGATAGTCTCGAAAGTTTAGATTATGACAATGCCCCATTACACAAAGGACAAACATTATTTCTTAAAGGTAGTAGTTACACAAAAGAAAATGGATTTTACATGGATTTCTTTTCTAAAATCATTGACGGTTGGGATACCGATATGTACACATATAAACCAATCTCAAGGACAAAAGATGGAGAAATAGTTAGTAGCTATTCTGAACTAGCAGGAAAGTATTACAAGGTATTATCTGTTGAATCTAGAAAATCCGACATGGAAGGTATTGTCTATTGGTTTAATTTAATAGGTGACGATAACATACCTTTTTATTTTAAATTAGTTAAAGGTTATGGAAATCCTTTTGTGACTTTAGGCTATTATGAGAAAATGAAACAATCATTTGTTGGCAAAGAGTTCTATTTCAAAGGAAGATATGAACTCAACAAAGTCGACATAGAAGAAACTATAATACCTCCCTTCAAAACGAAATTCAAATGTACCGATATTGCTGTCAATGTAGGAGAAGACGGACCAATATTTGCAGTACTAGAAAATGAGAAGTTCGGTAAGGTTAAAGGAGAGATTATTAGAGGACAAAAATTAAATCACTTCATAACCATTACATTTTATAATGAATGCGTTAAGAAATACGGAACAAAATTTGGGAGTTGCGTAGCAGAAGGAAAAATTGAAATTGGCATGAATAAAAAAAATGGTTAGAGATGCTTGGGGAGCTCCTGATCATATAAATACAACTACAGGAAGTTATGGAACTCATGAACAGTGGGTATATGATGACCGATATTTATATTTCGAGAATGGAATATTGACATCTAGACAATACTAAAAAACAGAGTATTTCCTGATTTCAACAAATATAAAGATGCCAAAATGTATCTATTATAAGATTTCTATTTCACCTTTATGTAAGTTTCATTTTCTAACAAGTGACATAACAAGTATTATTATCTCACTTCTCAAGTATTAACATTTCACATATCAGGTATTAATACCCGACAACTCAAGTATTAATACCTGATATATAATTTCACATAGAAAAGAGCACAAGCTATAATATCCATTTAATACATGAAAATTATTAGAGAATCTTTTGGCATTCAATATATTCTGCCTACCTTTGCAGCATTAATTAACATTAATGCTTTGCCTGCAAAGCGGCAAAACAAACATAGGGAAATATTAACGGGAAATATACATTGTGGGACAAATAGATAGTGGGAAATGCTATTTGCCTATATAAAGCTTAATATAAACATGACTAAAGTAAAAAGAAATTCTGCTTAATTTCTAAGCAATGAGATGATTATACACCTACCTCAATAATCGTGCATTATCTCCACACTTATTAGATCAATTAAACATATTCAAAAGAAATACAATCAAAGATTTAAAACCAAATCTTTGGTAATGGACCTGCAAAACAAACTTTTAATAAACATATAAAAATGAAGAAAATCTTACTACTATTGGTTCTATTGCCAATATTCATGACATCATGTTCTAATGATGACGAATCCACCGAACAAACTTTCTTTGTAAACGTGTACACTAAATGGGAGGACTCAGAAGAAAAAGTTGCTAAAAAAGCCTTTCTGTACATTTACGAAAATGAGAACAAAAGTATCGACAACAGCCAAAGCACTATCTCGGTTGTTAATGACGGACTAATCACATATACGGATGGAAGCAAATCTTCCAAACCTAAATATGCTACTAAATTTCAATCCGGAGTATTCAATATTGAAAATATGCCCAATGGAGAATACATATTATGGGTTACCTATATGGAAGAATATGGAGGACGTACCTATTCATCTTACAAAGCAATCAGCGTAAACCACGATTATAGAGGAAAAAGTGAAAAGAAGGTCTTTCAAACTTCTATGCAAGATCAAGGATTGTATGTATATCAAAACTGGTAATCAGAATTAATATTAACTCTTTTCTTAGAATCTAAGAAAAACAAACAACTATTGTATGAAAAGAATTATTTTGAGTGCTCTAATTGGATTAATGGCAATTAGTGCAAGCGCACAACTTATGCGCAGTGAAGAACTAGAGAAATACGCTAAAGAAAAATTTGGCGACAAATGGGTAGATGCGGCAGCAAACATAGGTTCACAACTTGCACTGGACAAAAACAACTCTCTGACATATACTCAGGTTATTGAGTGTGGAGAACAAACCAAAGAAAAATTGTATGTTACTCTTAACCATTGGTTTGTAGAATCTTTTAATGACGCAAACTCTGTCATTCAACTTAATGACAAAGAAGAAGGAGTTATTATCGGCAAAGGTTACCTTTCTGATATTGCAGGACACTTAGGCGGAATGAACGCATATAATGTCAGCGTTCACCCTATTATTAAAGTGGACATCAAAGATAAAAAAATTCGTGTGACCTATACCGTACAATGTTTTGAGGTGGAGAAAGCTGTAGGAGGCGGTGTCATGTCTGCTCTGTCAAACACCAGACCTTCCATATCCACAGAAAAATGGCCGCTTGAAACCTGTTACCCTTTCATTGAGAAGGATGAACATAAAGCGAAAAAGACTTCTTCAAAAGCATTAGTAATGACTCATGCATACTCTAATGTAATTATGGATAAGATTGAGGAGGCTGTGAAAAATGGTCTTGCCGGCAATGAATCTGATAATTGGTAATTAATAAATTAGCGCATCTCGAACGAACGAGGTGCGCTAAATATCCCACCGAAATAAGCTTATAGATTTATATATTAAATTCCCAATATAGACTTAAGTTCCTGCAGATCTGCAGCTTGAATACTCCTTGATTTAGGAGACTGAGGAACATACACCACCATAATGAAACCACTTTCAACGGATAATCTAACCCCCATATTATATTTATCCGAATCATTATTGATGAAGTAATATGCACCATCACTATCCTTCCCTATTACCTGATATCTCTCTGACAGAAATTTAGCTATTTCTTCAGTATACGAATAGGAAAGAGCTATAGCTGAAGAAGTTAATTTTCCATTCTCAAACAGATAAGCAACGCTCTTTACAGCACTATTCTCGCCTCTGTATCCCAATGTACTTGTTTTATCCTCCAGAATAGTACGTTTCTCTTTAGCCTTAACAGTTGCCTTATCCACACCAAATTCCAATACAGGTTCTGTGTAAGTGCTATATTTAGCATTTACCACAACTTCACACAGCGCCTCTCCATTATCTGAAGTTGCAGTGATAATTGTTTTTCCAACATGATTTCCTTTGATTATTCCATCCTCACTTACTTCAGCTACAAATTCACTCTTTGAACTCCAAGTAGCATTGTCGTTTACCGTTACTTGTTTTGTGTCGCCCGAATACAAAGAAACTTGATTAGCACTCAGAGTTAGTTTCCCATCTTCACTCTTACTACATCCGGCAATCACTAAAACAGCCGTCATTAAAAATAAAATCTTTTTCATTACTTGTTAATATTTAGCTAGCTTATTTCGTTTGTGCATTCATTTTACCAATTCATATCCCACCTATGAATCCTTTATGTAAAACGTGATAAATATTTGGCAAAGATACAAATAACAACAACATAACATCACTAATCCGTAATAATTATTTCTATAAATTACTCACTAATCATTCTCCTTATCAAATCTCTATTCTCCGGATCATCCGCATTGATCACCTCACCATCTCCACGACCTAACTTTTTACGTTCTTTATAAACTGTCAAAATATAATCTTTTCCATCCCGATTAATAAGCGTAGAATCGCTAAAATCACACATTCGGGAATCAGACTTCACATAATTCAATGTTGTATGATACATCCCTGACACGTCCCTACACAGGAGAAAAGAGCCTTTCGGTAATTACTGTTTCCGAATGAATTTTCCAAAAAGTAGCGATTTCATTGAGATTTCACCCATTCATTAACCGCATATCACTAATTCACACTAATTATTTCTATCAAAGTCTCACCTTTTTATTTGGTTATTAAAAAAAAAAACTACTTTTGTAAATGCTTAAAGCACATACAATATTATATTGATGAACGATTAATAGACAATTTGTGTTATTAAATAAAATACCAGCCTAATATTCTATATCGTATGAGGTTTGTGTATTTTTACGCATTTGCTAAAATT